TGAGATTACGAACCAAGTTGTTGCGGAATCGGTTTTCAACTTCGGCGTAAACACTGGCATGGGGGTTGCGGTTAAGTTGGCGCAGTTGATTGTTGGTGCCACCCCAGACGGCGCGGTTGGTCCTGTTACGCTGCAAAAGTTTAACAATGCTGAACCCGAATCGTTCAAGAAATCGTACGCCTTAGCCAAGATTACGCGATACGCCGATATTTGCAATAAGAATCGCAATCAGTCCAAATTCTTATTAGGCTGGGTCAACCGCACTCTTAAAGGTTTGAAATAATGGATCTGATTGGTATTGGGTCAATCATTGAAGGCGTTGGCAAAGTTGCGGATTCACTCATCACGACGGATAAAGAACGCATGGAGATGGCGCTGGAGGAGCGCAGGCTTGACCTTGAGGAAAAGCGCATTGACCAGGCCACCGATCTTGCCCAGGTGGATATCAATAAGATTGAAGCGGCGTCTAGTAGCCTATTTGTCTCTGGCTGGCGCCCTGCTGTCGGTTGGATTGGGGTGCTTGGCCTCGCTTACCAGTTCCTCGGGTACCCCTTAATGCAATGGGTTTGGGCGTTTGGGCAGGGAGTAGAATTGATCCCTGCAGGTTTGGCTCCGCCCCCGGATCTTCAGGTTGAGCAGCTCATGACCTTGCTTGCTGGGCTGCTTGGGTTTGGCGGGATGCGAAGTTTTGAGAAGCACAAGGGCGTAGCCTCAAGATAAGGAAGTGTCATGGCCGTTGAGATGACGTATGCGAGTTTGGTGACCGACATCTCCTCTTATTTGGAGCGTACGGACACGGCCACGATTGAGAAGATTCCGACCTTCATCATGCTAGCGGAGCAGGTTATTTCTACGGAAATCCAGTTCCTGGGCAACTTGACGGTTGTGACTAGCACCATGAACGTCGGTGAGCCGATTATTGTTAAGCCGGCAAGGTGGCGTAAAACCGTATCCATCAACCTTATTGACAACAGCCAGCGTCAGCCGGTTTTCTTGCGTAAGTACGAGTATCTGAGGAATTACTGGCCTAACGCCACTCTGAGGGATACGCCCGTATATTACTGCGACTACGACTATACGCACTGGCTGGTGGCGCCGACCCCGGATTTGGCTTACAACTACGAGGTCCTGTACTACGAGCGGGTGCAGCCCCTGGACGTTACAAATCAAACAAACTGGTTTACTCAGTACGCTCCCCAGGCGATGCTGTACGGCAGTTTGCTGCAGGCGATGCCGTTTTTGAAGAATGACGAACGGATGCCGATGTGGCAGGCGCAGTACGATCGGGTAATCGCCACACTGAAGACAGAGGACGTTGCCAGGATTGGTGACCGTCAAGCAATTGTGAGGGATTCATAATGAGTTTTATTAGCCCGTTCACCGGCGACGTCATTCAGCCTACCGACGTCTCCTACCGCAGCATCTCTCTAACGGCTAATACGACGCTTTCCTGGCCGGTTAATGGTAACGCCGCGGGTGACGTAATTGCCCGCATCATGGACGTTTCTGCGACCACTGCAAGGCTGGCAATCACCCTCCCCGCTGCGAACCAGGCCTCTGTTGGTCAAGACAGCCTAATCCGTAACACCGGCGCAAACTCTTTTAACGTAGTGGACAACGCGGGTGGGGCGGTGGCTACGATCGCCGCTGGGCAGGCTCGTTACATATACATCACCACTAACACGACGGCTGCCGGAACCTGGGGCTCTATTGCCTTTGGTGTGGGGTCTTCTAACGCCGATGCCGCTACGCTTGCCGGGTACGGTCTCAAGGCGATCTCCTCCACACTTAATGCCGCGCACCAAGTCAACACATTCTCTAATGCTTATACAGCGGTTGCGGCAGACAGGGCGGATACTTTTGTCTGGACGGGTGGCTCAGGTACCCTAACGCTTACCTCGGCTGTTACGCTTGGCAATGACTGGTTTATCTTGGTTCGTAACGGTGGCAGCGGCAACCTTGCTGTTGCACCGAGTTCTGGCCAGTTGATTGACGGAGCAAATTCAATTTCTTTGGCTCCCAGTGATTCGTGCATGATTTGCTGCTCTGGGGCCGTTTTTTTTACTGTTGGACTGGGCAGAAGCACTCAGTTTAACTTTACGCAGTTGACGAAGGCGGTCTCTGAGGGGTCGTATACGCTGTCCGCCACCGAGGCCGCTAACGTCATTCAGAAATACACCGGGACGATCATTAACCCTGTGACGGTGGTGCTGCCGCAGACGATTCAGGTTTACTACATCACGAATCAGTCAAGTGGCTCAATCACCTTTACGACTGGGGCTGCCGGCGCTGCGACTGTTGCGGTTCCTGGCAGCCAGCAGGTTATTTTGCTCTGTGACTCGGTGAACTTGTTTAATGCCTCCACGATCGCTGTCGGGGGCTCGTCGGTTTCGCTTGTAAGTGGCTCAGTGGGCTCGCCTTCTTTGTCCTTTTTGTCGGAGGCCTCAACTGGGATGTACTACGTTGGCACCGGGGAGATTGGCCTGGCCATACTTGGTATCAAGCGGTTTGGGCTTAGTGCAACTGGGCTAACGATTAGCGGCTCCGGCACGTTCACGGGTGGGGTATCTGGCGGGGTATTCTGAGATGACTAAGAAGGTTTTTTCTTTAGATACTCAGCCAGGCGTACAGCGCGACGGGACGCTATTTGACAAAAACTTCTACACCGATGGGCGTTGGGTAAGGTTTCAGCGCGGCAGGCCCCGTAAGATCGGCGGATACCGAATGCTCTCTGACCAGCTCACTGGGCCCTCTCGAGGGATATGGTCCAACGCCACGAACGGGATCAACCAGATTTTCTCAGGCTATAGCGGTGGCCTGCAGGAGCTGGTGATCGATAACAACGGAAACGGCCAGGGTATTCAGAACTTTACGCTGTCTAACTTTACCGCTAGCGCCAACAACCTCTGGCAGTTTGATGGGTTCTATGACGTTGGCGGTAACGGCGTAGGATCAATTGTTGCTCATCCAGGTCAGAACCTTGCCGCGGTTGATAGCTCGGTCAATACGCCGGTACTGATTGGCGACATTAACGGCACCACGATGTCGAAGATCGGTGTTTTTACGGCGTCTATTACGGGCAACAATACGAACGTAGTAACTCTGGCCGCCGCGAATGTATTGGTTGGGGTAGGCCAGACGATGACCGGCACCAATGTCCCGGCTAATACGGTTGTCTTAGGTGTTAACACTACATCGGTGACTGTTAGCAACGTCGTCCCATCTGGAACCATTACGGCCACGTTTGACAACAACGTAGACGTCTCTGGGGGAGTGGTCTCGCTGCACCCTTACATCTTCGTTTACGGCAACAACGGATTCCTCAAAAATTGCTCGGCCGGGAACCCTTCAAATTGGGTTGGATTAGATTCAAACGAGGTTAACGTTGCCACTGGGAAGATTGTGCAGGGTCTGGCCGTTCGAGGTGGTAGCAACTCCCCGTCTGGCTTGTTTTGGAGTCTGGATAGTTTAATCCGCGTCTCTTATATTGGCGGCTCTGGTACGCCCCCTCAGTTTTGGCGCTATGAGACGGTCTCAGGGCAGTCTTCTATTATGTCTAGCCAGTCTGTGGTTGAGTACGACGGGATTTATTATTGGTGTGGAGTTGACAGATTCCTGCTCTACGGCGGGACGGTCAAAGAGATTCCTAACGACTTCAACCAGAACTACTTCTTTGACAACCTTAACTATTCGCAGAGGCAGAAGGTCTGGGCGACAAAGGTGCCACGGTTTGGCGAGATCTGGTGGTTTTATCCTCGAGGTACGTCAACCGAATGCAACGATGCGGTGATCTTTAACGTCCGCTCTGGGGCTTGGTATGACGCTGGGCAGGCTTTAGGGGCCCGCAGGAGTGCTGGGTACTTCTCTATGGTCTTCCCGTACCCGATTATGGCGCAGTCAACCACAATCCCAAGTACGCAGGTGTTTGTGGGCGACTATACGACGGTGAGCGGGAGCGTCTGGTTAAACGCAGACTTTGCAAGCACCCTGGCGGACCCTCTTCAGGTCATTACCGGCACTAACATCGCGGCCAATACTACCGTCGTTTCGGTTGTTTCGAATAGCCTAAAGACGGTCGGTGCCTTGACGGGTGGCTCTAGCTATACGCCAGGGACGTACAATGCAACTGCATTATCTGGTGGCGGGGGCTTTGGTGCAACGGCAAACATAGTCGTAGGTGGCGGAGGTTCTGTTACCTCGGTAACGATCGTCAATAGAGGCTCTGGGTACGTTATTGGGGCGGTTCTAACGGCGACTATCCCTGGCGGAGCTGGCTTCTCTGTTCCTGTTAGTGAGGTTTATGTCCAGAGCATTCAGATGTCAATTGCGGCAACTGGATCGGGTACCCAGACGCTAACGTTTAGCTCTCCACTGAATCGGATCCGCGTCTACCAGCACGAGTACGGTGTTAATGAGGTGACTGGCCAGGACTCCGCGGCAATTGAGTCCTACTTCGAGACAAACGATTTGGGATGGGTATCAGGAGGCCCTGCAGCGCCGGCTCCTGTTCCTGGGCAGGCTGGGGTAGCCGGAGACAACAAATGGCTTCGTCTAGAGCGCGTGGAGCCTGATTTTGTACAGACCGGGGACATGAGCCTGGTGATCACGGGAAGACCTTACGCACAATCCGCCGATGCAACGTCTGGGCCCTATGTGTTTGGGCCTGATACGGGAAAAATTGATATGAAGGAGCAGAGACGGGAGATGAGGCTGCGTTTTGTTAGCAACGTGGTGAACGGCAATTACCAGCTCGGGAAGGTGTTGTTAAGTGGAGATGTCGGCGACGTTCGGGGGTATTGATGGCTGTTTTGTATGACCCGCGCTATCATACTTTTGTGTCTTGGGCTGACTTGATGGTGGAGCAATTTGCCAGCAACCAGCTTGAGATACCAAACCAGAAGACTGATTGGCGGCAGTGGGGTCGAGGCCTCAAGGCTATCGGAGTCTTCTCGAACGAAGCCACCCCCGATCCTGATCAGTACGGAGACTGGTCGGACTGGGCCTCTGCACTTATTAACACGATGAATGGAAATGTCTGACACTATTTTTATTGGCATCTCGTCCTATCGCGACCCGTTACTAGCCCACACAATCAAAAGCGCCTTAGACCACGCCAAGTACCCAGAGAAGCTGAGGTTTGGCATTGTTGAACAGGAGGTCCCGGAGCATCGAATAAATTCCGGCTCTTTCTTTGGCGCAGACCTCACCTATGTCGCCATAGACCCGGCAGCCTCAAGGGGCGCTTGCTGGGCTCGGTCTATTCAGATGTCGCTGTACAACGACGAGGACTGGGTTTTTCAGATTGATTCTCACAGCGTTTTTGACAAGGACTGGGACGAGTATTTTGTAGAGATGTGCAAGATACTGAGGATGGCAAACCCTAAAGTTGTTATTTCTGGGTATCCAAAGGGGTTTGAGTTTAAAGACGGAAGGTCCCTAAGGCACTACGATGACAACAACGTAATAGTTCACGCCTGTTCCGACGACACCTCATTTGAGAATGGCCCCGTTTTAAATATCCCGCCGAGAGGGAGTGAGCTAAAAGTTCCGGTAAAGGGTTTCTATATTGGTGCCCAGACCATGTTTGCGCCCGGCAGGTTTTTGTATGAAGTCCCCTACGACCCGTATCTGTATTTTAACGGCGAGGAGCATTCATTGGCTGTCAGGGCTTTTACACATGGCTGGGACGTCTACCATTGCCCTGGGATGCCCATTTATCACCTGTACGAGGGTGGGGACAAGGATAGCTACCGCAAGAAGCATTGGTCGGACGGTGAGAACGAAGATCGCAAGGTAAAATGGGGATCTTTGGATATGAGGTCCAAGATGAGGCTGGCTGATATGCTATTCCACGGAAAAGACGTCGGGCAGTTTGGTTTGGGCAACGTCAGGACTTTAGATCAATTTGCAGAGTTTTCTGGGATTGACTACAAAAACAAAACAATCCACGAGAAGGCTCGAAAAGGAATCTGGGAGTAAAGGTTATGGCTAAACAAATTATTCGCAAATTGACCAAGGTGCTCGTGTGTTCGGGCGCTTTTAAATATAAAGCGATTTAATTATGGTTGCTGCTAGAAGGCCTGAGACGGGGTCCGATGACCCTACAAATTTTTTCTTTACTTTGCCGCAAAGTGGTTTTTATGGCGGTCTATCCTTTAGGCAGGGTACTGAAAATCGCCTTGCGGAACTCAAGGCGGACCCTAGAAAAATAATAAGATCAGGAAGGTCTGTTTTATCTGAACAGGAGAGTTACTCTAAAAATTTAGCTGAAATATCTAAAATAGAAAATCAGTTAAAAATAAATGATGAATATTTATCGTCTCCAAAATACAAAGTTGACAAAAGGCTATGGGATTTTAATAAACCTCATGGCTGGAACTACAACATAGAGGATGCATTTGGCGTTTCCAAGGTAACTGAAAAAGACCTTCCGGGCATTGAAAACATTCTTAAAGAACTTGGACAGGACAATGAAGGCACTCAATCAATTGCCCTGGCCCTTGTAAAAAAATATGGCGTAAATTCTTTAACAGAAATTGAGTTTAGTACAAACACAGATGAAGAAGGAACAAAAACCCCGCTTGTAAAAGTAAGGGGCACGGGACAAGTAATTCCAAATGATTTTGCGT